GAGTTTGCGTAAAGAAGCCCGAGGGCGTGGCTGCACGGTGCGTATACCGGGCGTCTGTAACTTCAACAGCGAGACGGTGGTGCTGGCGCATATCCGCGTGGCTGGCGTGTCGGGCATGGGGCTAAAGTCGCCCGATTTGCTCGGTGCGTGGGCGTGTAGCGCCTGTCACGACGAAATAGACGGCAGAACGCACAAAAGCGGCATGACCCGTGACGAACTGCGCCTAGCGCACTACGACGGCATGGCTCGCACCATCATGCAGTTGCACAAAGAGGGGTTGGTATGACTCGGGATCAACTGAACAACATTGCCGAGCAAATTAGTTGGATTGTTGGCGAAAAAATGACTTATCTACAGGCAATAGATTTTGCGGAATTAGTAGCCAACGCAGAACGAGAGCAGATTTTAGAGCTGACTGATTCGCTTGGCTGGGTGGATTCCGACGCGATCCGAGCAAGGGGTAACAAATGAACTTTTGGGCTGACACGCCGTACATCACGGCATACGTGCGTAACGAGTTTCTGCACGACCATGAGAAGGGCAAGGGAGACTTCACCCTATGCACGGTCTTTGGATTCCGTAGTGAACCCATGCGCGCCCCCATGTTCCAAATCATGCTGGAATCAGGCGCACAATGGGCGCGTATTCCGATCCACGCGCTGTGCAGTAAGCCCTGCCCAGAAATGGCGTTACAGCTTGCGGTGTGGTGGGATAGCTTTAGCCGCAACTGTCAGGTCAAAGAGGTAGCGTTCCTGCGTAACCACCGCGTCAAGGCGATAGGCCGTGACGGGGTGCAGCGACCGGGGACGTACTTAATGACGGTGTTTTGGTGTGACGGTGGGTGGAGTGAGGTGCCGGATCAGTCCAAAGACCATCACATTATCGCGTTGGATACAGGCCAGTTTATTGCTTACCCTAATAACAGGCTTTTGTGGTCTGACCCGTCGTGGATAAAGGGAGAGGTGCCGAGGGATTGGCGTAGTCCGTCAACAAACTACAGCGTGGAGGCACTACCGTGAAACGGCTTATAAGGGCTTTATGGCGGTTCTGGCAGCAACGTAGCGCCGAGGCTAACCGTGAATGGGCAAGCGTCCCTAATCCCGAGTGGAGGGCGTCTAGGGGCGGGAGGGATTACTTTTGATTGATAACGAGTCCCCACCGGGGGCGTGGCGCGACGAAATGGCGCGGATGCCGTGGAAATATAGCCAACAGGTCAAGGTTGAACAGGCGCTGGCAGCGGTGCGTCAGGCAGGGCTGGTCGTAGAGGCGACCGTGTTGGCGCTAGAAATCAAGACGATCCAAGATGAGCTAAAAACATTGCGCGCTCGTCCTGACGGCGCTTAACCAGACCCGGCAACACCTTGCCTGCCGCCTTTGTCCACATCAGGAAAGCGTCAGCAGCGCCCTCTATGTCACCACGGTTGTAGCGCATCCGTATGCTGCTGCGCTGGAGAGCGCCCAAACCCACGTTGAAGGAGAACGAAACTAGGGCGTCAAATTGGCCTTGATGATTAACAGCAGCAGGGCAAAGTCGGGCCACGCCACGCTCAAACCTGCCAAGGTCTTGAGCAAGGATAGCGTCCACCTCTCCCATAGAGAGCTGGCGATCCCAGCCATCGGGTATCGGTAGGTTCTTCCGATCCTCATATTTCACCGTTGCATGGGTCGGGTCTATAACGTGGCCTACCGCAGTCGTCCACAGCAACGCAGAACACCTGTAAGGGCGTAGCCTAACGCCCTCATGGTGTTTGATCATGCGGATAGCCGCGTCTGATACCTTCACTTTTTGCCAAAGGCCTGCGTACCAAACCAAAACGCGATGATGCTGGAGAGAATCAGCATTTCATCGTCGCTGAATACGTTTTCCATCGCCACGGCGAACGGGATGCCCGTCGTATAAGCGTACCAGACGCCTGCAATGTTCAGCGCCACAAGTTCCAGCACAAAGATGTAGGTAACCACCGGGCGCACCGAGGCGCGTAGGTTAATCATCCATTGGCTTGCGCCTTTGCCAATCTCAATGTCGTGGCTGTAAAGCGCCTGCCGCTCCTCGGCAGCGGTCTGCGTCTGGATTTGCTCCAGCTTGATTTCCTCAACCCGTGCCTGCGCGATAAAACCGCGTTCAGCGAGGGCTAGTTCACGCTCCTTCTGTGCGGCAACCAACGCAAGCTCATGCTTCTTGTCCTGCCGGTCTTGGAAGATTTGCAGAATCTTGGGCAATCCACCCGCTAGAAACGACAGAAACGTGCTGACCATCGTCATCATTTGGAAGCCCTCACTACATCATCACCCTTGGTGACGGTCACATGGTCGCCCTCTACGTCTACACGCATGGGCATTTCCTTGCGGTCAAGCCGATCTAGTTTAGCGATAAGGTCTTTGATCACGCCAAACTCGGGCTTGTCCTCTTTCTCCACCGTGCCAGCAATGGACGCCAACATGGAGATAAGGGCAGTCAGCGAGGCACCAAGCAGTCCCATCACAGCGGCGATCTTGTCGCTCTCTAGCGCAAGGCTAGACAACACACCAATGACCACGATAGCGGTGATGTAGGCAAGGCCATGTTTGCCGATAGCCTTGCCTGCAACATCCTTGGCGCTGCTCTGGGCTTCAAGGCGTTGTAACTCGGCCTTGATCTGCACCTTGAGCAGTTCAATGTCCTCGCTCATTTGAGTGCGTCCACCAACATCACGGCCATGCTGCCAAGCGCACCGATCAGCACAAGGATGACCGTGCCGCCAACCGAGATGACTAAACGCTCAAGGCGCTTTAAACGGGCGTGGATGGCTTCGTAGCGCACCGCACATACGTCAATGTGGCTCGTTACCGTGACTTCCAGTTCCTGCACGGTCGTCATGGCGTAGCCCACGGAAGCGGCGGGGTCACAATCGGCGGGTTGATCTGGTTCTCAATCTGCTGCGCCACAGCCGCTTCTGCGCTGTCCTTGTCCACGCCGTTCGCCCAGCACCACGACAGCACTTGGTCTTGCGTGAGGTCGGCATACGGTGTGAACGACTCGCCCTGCACGACTGGGAACGAACAGGTGCCGTACACGCTGCCGTTATAGGTGCCGTCGGTGCCGGAAAGATTCCAATGCGCCGTGACGACGTAATCTGCACCTTCGGGAGCGTTTGGTACGCAGTTCAACTGCGAGATTTTCCATTCGTAGTTAATCATTGCTTTACTTCCTCTGGCTTCGGTAACAGCGGCTCAACCTGTGCTTTCAACTTTGCCCACAGCGGGTGTGCGCCTTGGGCTGTCGGTAGCGAACCGAGCAGGTTGACGATAGCAACCGCTTCTTCTAGCGTCATTTCTAACTTTGCGTCCATTAGTTAGCACCTTTTGCATACTGGCCGTAATACTTTAGCCGCGCTTCTTCAGCGATAAACGCTGCCAATTCTAGGTCGTCGTAATAACCCATAGATTTGCTGCGGTTTTTTAAGCCGATTCGCACAGACCATTTTCCTGTTGCTTTATGCCACGACACACCGCGATGGCCCGATGTGTTGTTGCGGCACTTTTCCTTGTTGTATTGGTTTTGGCTGCGCGTAACGGCGCGAAGGTTCTCAATGCGGTTGTCATCGCGAATACCGTTGATATGGTCAATTTCAGTAGGAATGTAACCGTGGTGCATCAGATAAACCAATGCGTGTTCGGTGTAATACTTCCCGCCCATGCCAACTCGCCGGTAGCCCGTTCCGTTGATAGAACCAATAGGATCGCCAATCTTGCGTCCACGGCTTGCCGTGCGGTGGCGTAAACGTCCATCGCGATATTCAAACAATCGTAATGCTTCGTCTTGCGTCATGACTCATGCACCAACTTTTCGCCGCTTAACTTTTCCAATACGCGAATGGCTTTGAGCATATCAATATTTATGCGCTTTCCATCGCGTTCAGAATAATACGACCATGCCATATCTTCTGACGGCCCTTCTGGAATTAATGAAAAATTGTGCGGGGACAAAGTAGTAACATTTCCGGCTTCGTCCCTAACCTTCAACTCGCTGCTAGACGAAACATCTTCGGTATAAAGCACGCAACCGTCCGTAACCGATCCTGTTGGAGCAGTGCCGTTGAACATTGCAAACGTGCCAACTCCCGAGGCAGGAGCAGCAGTTCCATTTAGCAGCAAATTGCGATTAGCATCTAAAGTTAACGCCTGCGTGAACGTGATCGCGTTGCCTGCGGTGCCGGAGGGGGCGGTGTACCAAGCAAAAACATTTCCTTCTATGCCAAATCTAGCGGCAGTTCCATTGGATTTGTATTTATTACCGCCGGAATCAAGAACAGTATTGGTGTAAAGGTCAATACCATTTAAATCTTTACGAAAGCCCAGCGCACTCCGATTGTTAAGGTATCCGCCTTCTAGCACTTGGTAGTAAGTACCACTCCACGCACTCGGCGTGACGCCCAATCCGAGGTTGCCGGATGAGTCAAGGGTCATGCGGGTCGCGGAACCGTCGTAGTTTGTAAACTTATGCGCGCCAGCAATGCCGATATTCAAATCGGTGGTTGAAGTCCAAAACGTCCCGATGTTTCCCGCCGAAGCGGTTTGTATGCTAATGCCTTTGTCGTATGTGCCGCCGGTATTTCTAACGTCAAGTTTGCTTGCCGGACTCGTCGTGCCGATGCCGAGGCCCGTAGAAGTGAGCCGCATATATTCTGTAAACGGACTGCCAGACTGTCGGAAAATTAGGCTATTGGAAGAAGGAAACTGAATGAAAAGAGTGTTTCCAGAACAATCAATCAAGCCACCCGACGCGCTATTCATCGTAATGCCATTTGCAGATGTCAGCGTCATCTGCGGCGCAGTCAACGTTGTTCCGTTGAAAGACAGCGCGCTCCCGCTCGTCGCCACCTTGCTGCCGTTCAGATACAGCACACCGTTGGCCGTACCGCCGTTCAGCGTGAGGTTGCCCGAGAGCGTAGCCGTACCAGCGTTGACCGATGCGATAGACGCACCCGTAACCGTCAAGCCCGTCACAACAGCCGTGCCGACGTTAGCCGAGGCAACCGATGCCCCTGTAGCCGTCAGGCTCGTCACCGTTGCCGTTGTCAGCAACGCCACCCCTGCGTTCATAGACGCGATGGAGGCGCTCGTAGCCGTGAGGTTCGTCACCACCGCCACGCCTGCGTTGATGCTGGCGATAGAGGCAGCCGTAAACTGAAGGTTGCCGATGTTAGCCGAGGCGATAGATGCGCCCGAGGCGGTCAGGTTCGTCACCGTGCCTGTGGTAATAAGCGCCACAGCGGCGTTTATGGAGGCGGTGGAGACGGTCGGCAGGTCTGACTTGCCTGTGACGGCGAGGGTGCTGCCAAGCGTTGCAGCGCCCGTAACGGCGAACGTGCCGCCAACCGAAAGCGTGGAGGTGATAGAGACGTTGGCTTGCAGGGCGGTGTTGCCCGTGACCGTCAGGGTGCCGTTAATCGTCGTGTTGCCGAACGAGTTAGCGGCGTTGATCATCTGGAAGCGGGTGCCGTCGTAAATGATGACAACAAATTCGCCCGAGTTGATGTCACCACCAGCAAGCGCGGTGCTGCCGTCGCGGGTGATGCTCTTGGCACCAAGGCCGTCAATGTTGATCGTGACAGCGCCCGTGTTAGCGGCGTTGGCGATGAAGTAGAACAGCTGCCCCGCTGCGTAGGCGGTCAGGGCGGGCGACATGGTTCCGGTGATCGTGTCCGTACCCGTTACCGTGACGAGTTTGGCGGCGGTAGATTGCACTTGTCCCAAGTTCGCAGCGTCCGAGGCGGCGGTGCCTGCCCCGAGCGCGGTGATCTTGTTGTTGCCAAACGGGATGTTAGCCGTGACGGTGGTTTGGCCGTCCTTGGTGATACAGGTAGACAAACCCGTAGCAAGGTCGGCGGTCAGGGCATTGAATACCGTGGCCGAAATGACGGTGTTAGCGACGACAGGCTGGCCTGCCGAGTTGACTACGAAAGTACCGCTGCCGTTAAAGCTCATCGTTTATCTCCTATTCCTGTCCTGCGCCAAACGCGCCGACACGACCTGACACTTGCCGTCCGAGCGCCTGACCTGCGGCGCGACGGCGCATATATTCCTGCATATTCCGCAACTCGGATTGTGCAGGCTCCTCACGCAGCATTAGCAGCCGAGCAAGACGATTGCGCTGCTCTTCGGGCATCCCGTATTGCGTGGCTTTTTGCTGCAACATCTGGAATGCGCTGATTGGGTTGGTTGCTGCTTGTGAGGCTTGTAGCAAGTCAAACGTGTCTTTCTGGTCTTGCGCTTGCGCTAAACGCTTAAACGTCTGCGAACCGCCGCCAACACGCTCTAACTTCTTCAATTCTTCTTGCGCCAAAATCATGCGCTGAAATTCTCGGAAGTCATTGCCAAAGATGGTGCGGAGCTTGCCCTTTAATTCTGGCTCCTTGTACATATTCAGCAATCGCGTTTGCCCGGCTTGCGATCCGGCTACTTGGCGCAACGAATCTACTGCGCCAACACGAAACGCCTCAAGCTCGGAAGGGGTCAAATCCTTCGTAAGTTTGGAAAGCGCTTCTGACGTTTCAGACAATGCGCTACGTCCTAATTCCACAGCCGTTTCCAACTCTGCATATCCCGCATACGTTTCGCGGGCTTTAGCGTAGTCAGGAGACAGCGAATCAAGCTTCTTGACCAAATCCAAACGCAAGCGGTCAAGGTCGGCAGCCTCGTTGTTTGCGCCCTTACGACGAGCGGCTTGCGCCTTGTCCCACAGGCTGCGCTTTAACTGATCGGCAGACGCAAACGGCAACTGGTCGCCTTGCTTAAGGCTACGCAACTGCGCGGTCGGTTCTCCTCGTCGTGTTGCTGTGCGCTGTGCCGCACCAAGGTCAAGGCGGGCGCGGCCAAGGATGCCCTGCAATTCCTCGTCAACGGGGAACGTAACATCGCGTAATTTGTTGTAAAGCGGGCCAGCGGCATCGGCTTGTTTTTTGGCAAGGTTGGTCAGTTCATCCTCTGCGCTGCGCGTAACGCCCGTGGCGCGTTCGGCGGTTTCGGTGATAGCACCGCCACGCCCTGCCGCCACTCGGCGCTGCTGCATCGTCAACTGCCGTCCTGCGGTGCCGGGGAGGTTGGCGAGCATATCAATCTCGGCCAACGTGTTACCGCCAGCAGCCGCAATCGGCGCCTCCTTGCCCAACTTACGCAACCGAGCGGCTGTCATCACAGCCTCTTGCCCCGGCTCCACGCCCGTCATAATGCGAGCCTGTGCGTCACGCTCAAGCAGCTCTGCAAGGCGCTCGCGCGGATAATCAGGGCGCACGTTGTAACCGCCAAGCGTTTCTGGGGCTATACCCATAACTCCCGGCATACGCGATGCAATCGGCGTAATTGCAGCGCCGCGAACAGCGCGACCTAAAACATTAGCGCCGCCACCAATGGCAAGCCCTGTGCCTGCGCCCATTGCAGCGCCCGTCAATCTATCGCCTTCATCGGCAGCGCCAGCGCCTGACAATGCACCCTGCGCGGCAATGTCGCCTGCGGTACGCGCTACTTTCCCCATCGTGGTAACGCCACGACCGAGCGAAAGAGGGCCGGTCAACGGCGCAGTAGCAAGACCGCCCGCAAGCTCAAGCCCTGCCGACATCATTGGGCTATCAGTTGCGAACTGCTGCGTAGCGCCACGCACCACATCCCGATACTGCGGGTTTATAAGACCCGCCATTTCATCGGCAAAGTTAAAAGTCGCGCCCTGCGCG